AAAAGATGCTATAGAACGTGGGGTAGCAGGTATTGGTGCATTTCAACCAATGCTACAAAGTGGTGCAGATGTTGTTGGTATGGGTGTATCTGCATTGCAACCAGGATCACAACAAGCTTTTATGAATCCATTTATAGAAAATGTCATAGATCAAAACCTTGCAGATATCACAAGACAAGGTGACATTGCAAGACAACAAATCGGTAGTCGAGCAGTGCAACAAGGTGCATTTGGTGGTTCAAGACAAGCAGTAGCTGAACAAGAATTACAAAGAAACTTAGCTGATACATTTGCAAGACAATCTGCTGGTCTTCGTGCACAAGCATTTGAGTCTGCACAAGACAGAGCACAAAAAGCATCAGAATTATTCACAAAGGCTGGTATTGCAACTGCTGGTTTAGGTGAAGCGCAACAAGCAGCAAACTTAAGAGATATACAATTATTGTCATCATTAGGCGGACAAGAACAAGCACAACAACAAAGTGAATTAGATGCTTTACGAGCTACATCCACACAAAGACAGTTTGAGCCATATCAAAGATTATCTTTTATGTCAGATATATTTAGAGGTGTGCCATCTACTGCTACTACATTATCTACAACCACGACCCCCGATCCAAGTAGATTATCTCAAATTGCAGGTATTGGTACTGGTTTAGCTGGTCTTTTTGGTGCTTTTGGAGGCGGTGGAGGCGGTGGCCTTGGTGGATTACTAGGTGGATTATTCGGAAAATGAGTTTTATGAATCGTAAAATGTTTAACCGCAACGCTCGTAACAAACTGAATGCTATGGGTGGTATACGAACATTGGCAAATGGTGGTTTAACCATGGGCACAAATCCAATGACAAAATTTAATCCGAATCTTGTTAATCAACTTGTTTCTCCATCTTTATCTTTTGGACAAATATCTGATCAATATATGAAAGGTATAAGAGGACAAGGACCTTTAGCCAATAAGTTTTTAACACCTATTGGTCAACTTGATGTTGATGCAGCAGATACTAGATTAGGTAAATACGGAAGACAATTAGCAAACATAGGACTTAGTGGATTAGAAAATCTTAGAACAGCTACAGGTATTGCCTCTGCTTTTACCGATCCATCAGGTAATATTATAGGAGATTTTTTAAAACAACCAACTGAAAGTGCAAGAAAAAGAAGAGCACAAGAAGCTCTTGATGTCGGCATAATGACCACGAGTCCCGAGATTCAAAAAAATATAGAACAAATTAATATTTTAGAAGATCAAAAAAGAATGGAACAAGGTCAGCTTAGTCCTACTATACTAGAGCAACAGAAAAAAAATGCTGAAGCTGCTGAAATTGCTGAAGAAGAAAACCTAATTGCGGGTGAAGATTCAGATAAGAAAAAAATAATTAAACCAGACCCCGTTAAGCCAACAATAACTGAAGAACAACAAAAAATATTAGATGATCAAAAAAGAAGACAAGTAGGTCAACTTGGATCAATTTTGCCAAAGACTAAAGAAGAAATTGCTAAAGTAATAAATGAAGGCACTGATAAAGAAAAACAAGATGAATTAAAACAATTAATGCAAGAGTTCACACAAAATGCACCACAATATGAAGGTTTAGATAAAGGACTCGCTATTGCAAAAATTGGCTTTGCAATGGCAGCGGGTCAAAGTCCAGACGCAATAACAAATATTGCTAAAGCACTAGAAGGTGGTGCTGACATGTTTATTAAAGACAAAAAACAAAAAGATGATTTTAATCGACAAGTTCAATTGTCAGCACTCAAATATGGGTTACAAGAAAAATCTAAAATAGCCTCTGAAAACAGATTAATAGCAAAAGAAAGACGTGGATTTAAAGATTACGTTGTAGGTCCAGGAGGCACCATGTACAGAGGCAAAAGGTATGAGGCAAACGAAACTATACCAGTAAATATTGGTGATATTAGAGATGGCAATTTGCCAAACAATTTATTTGCAGATACTACCATCGCTGCTTTACTAAAAGAAAAGGCAGCATATAATAAACTTCTTGCAGACGCTCGAAAAAATAAAACAATCAAACCTACAGAATTAACAAAGCAAATTGAAAATTATAATAGTGCTGTTTCTGATGCCATTGACGCTGAATCTGGCATGGCTTTGATAGAAGGAGCTATGATAACTGTGTCTGAAGGTGGTGTTACTGGTTTATCTGGTGTTGTAAGTGACGCTATATTAAGAGGTGGTGCATTTTTTGGTATGGATCTTACTAAAAATTACGGAAGCAAAACAGAAGTTCGTAATGCAATGAAAGCTGCTTTACAAAAAACTATACCAGTTACACTTGGAAGAACACAAAGTGCAAACTCTATTTCAAATAGAGACGTTGATTTTCTAATTACTGCTTATTTTGGTGAAGGTGCATTAGATGGTGGCATTTTAACATTTGCTGCTGAAACTGAAACTGAAATGGTTAAAAGATTACAACGTGCACATGAACAAATGCAAAATGCACAAAAAGGTGCTTTTGCAACCATCAAAACTACAGAAGCATTTTTATCACCATTGATTCAACCAGGAACAAGTAGAAGTGCTGCAGGTTTATTATCTGCTGACAGAACAAGATTAGCCGAAGTAGGACTTGCGCCTGGTGGCGAGGAGGGTTTTGGTACATACGTTGGTGGCAAGAAAGTAGTTAGACAAATAGGTGCTACTAGAGGCGATGACGGAGTTATTCGTCTCGATTTATCTAAATGACATTAGTTAAAATAGAAAATCCATTTACAAAACAAATAGAAGAAGTTGAGATTGCTGGAGATAATCCAACGCAAGATGAACTGAATACTATTGTTGATTTTTTTGAAAATGAGGCACAAGTTCAACAAGTTAGTAAAAGAGATTTAGACTTTGCTACTGCAACACCAGAGCAAATAAGAGAGTATGCTACTCAAATGAGAGCCATGGGTGTTGATCCAAAGACACGCAAAAAAATTACAGAAGAAGAGTTTATATCAAAATATAAAGAACCCGATGTTGATTACACCACTGGTCTAGATTCTGTTGGTGGTTTTTCTAGATTTCAATTTGGTCGCATGGACAGAGATGATGAAAAAGCGGGTTATTTACAAACTGTAGTAGGTGACGATGGTTTTAGAACAGATGCATTAGGAAGATTTATTTTAACAAAAGAGGGTAGAAATAAACTCGGTCTTGGTGAAGGCAAAGAACTTGCTATAGATGAGGAGGGTTTTTCTTTTAATGATGTAAAAGAATTTGCGGGCGCAACGGCACTTCCAATAGTAACTAGTATTGGCACAAGTATAGCTGCCTCTGGTGTTGGATTTATACCAGGCATGTTACTTGTTGGTGGAGCAGCATTTTTTGGTAAAGCTTTAGATGAAGGAATAGAATATGCAGAAGGATTGCAAAAACAAAGCTTTACTGAAGTTGCTAGAGACTCTGCAATGGAAGGTGTGTTTGGTTTAGTTGGTGAAGGTTTAGGCCGTGGAATAAGTCAAATATTTGGTAGATTAATTAAAGGTCCTGGTGGCGAAGCAAACGAGGCTTTGAGAAAACAAGCAAGAGAATTAATAGACAAAAATTATAGACCAACAGTTGCAGGAGCTACTAGTGATTCTTTTCGACCAATTCTAAATAGATTGCAAGCAGTGTATGAGGGAATCTTTCCTAACGAGAAAGCTGCATTAGACAATCTTAATATTGTCATGGATGATTTAACTAAATTAGGTGTTGGTCAAAGGACTCAAGTAGATAAATTAAACCAAGTTGTTAGACAAGACATTAAAAACTTTTATGAAGAGGGATCTAGAGCACTTGAGACTGCACAAAAAAGATTTAATACAGAGATAACAAAAAACATCGATGATGTAATTAAAAATTTAAGAAGTGACAAAGAGATACCCGCTAGTTTAGATCAGATGATAAAAGCTAGTAAAAAAGTTTTTGATGAAGATATGGATAGGTTATATGGTGAAGTTAATAAAAATTTAGCAGATGCGAGAATAATTGATACCCGTGGTATAAAATCTGCTTTACAAGAATTAGCTAGAGATCCCGCTGCTGATCCAATGGCTTCTAAATTAGCAAGATCGATTACTAATTTAAGAGATTTATCGGATGTGCAAACAATATCAAGAATCAGAACTGCATTACTTGATGCCTCTAGGAATTCAGAATTAATTGGTGGCGCAAGTAAAACTGCATTACAAGGTCTTAAAGATTCAGTTGAAGATGCAATGAAATCTGCCTTGAGTAAACTAGTAGTCCTTAATCAAAAGACACAAACAGTACCTGGGTTCAAACTACAACCAAAAGCAGATGTTGATGCAGTTGAAGCTTTAGGTTTGCTTAGAAGAGTAAACAACTTGTATGCTGAAGGTATGAAAAGATTCGATAATATTGTTGTTGAAGATATTTTAAAACAAGCAAAAAATGGAAGAATCAATACTTCATTTGTTTTAGACAATATAATTACACCCGATAATCCAGAAGGGTTAACACAACTTCTTAAAGCTATACGAGGCATGCCAAGTGAAAAAGTTTTAGGAGCAAAAACTGGCATATTAGATTTAAATGAAGGTAGACGTGCCATACAACGAAGACAAATTTCTGGCCGTTCAATACCAGACGTTCAAAGAAGAATAGCTAACGTTGATCCAAGAGCCAGTAGTAGAAAAGCTTTAGAGACAGAGATAAGAAGAATAGAAGCTGAACAAGCAGAATTAAATACAATAAGAGGCTCTGGTGCAGAGATGGCTGATCAAGTAAGACAGTCTTTAGCCAAACAGTATCTTGAGCGCATTGCTGAAAAGTCTTTGATTGTAAACAAAGAAACTGGTCAACGTGTAATAGATCCAGTTAAATTTAGTTCATCGATTGATGAACAAGGAACAACTATTAAAAAACTTTTTGAAAAAGAATTAAAAGACTTGAACGAAGTGCTTTTTGTTATGAGAAGAGGAGGAGCAGATTTTGCTCCAGAAACATTAACTGCTTTAAAACAACAACCATTAGGTCGTGGTTTACTTAGAATGAGACAAATACAAGAAGCCGCAAAGGCACGTAGAGCAGATGATGTACTACGAACTCTTGAGAGAACAAGTAATCCAGACGTTATAGCTGACAAAATATTTAGAGACGTATCTTCTATAAGACGTGCCAAAAGAATACTAAAAGGTAAAGTACAAACCATAGGTGGTCGACAAGTTAGCACTTTTGAAGCAGTACAAGATGCTGCAATGGGTAAAATACTTAAACAAATAGGTGCGACAGTTGATGATCAAGGTGTGGTTAAAATGACCGATGACTTTGTAGATGCATTTAGAACTGGACGATTAGGTCCTAGATTACAAAAGGTAATTAGAGATAATTATGGAAGAGAGACCATTGACGAGATGTTAGGCAAAGGCACGTATGATGGACTTGATGCCTTAGCAGAACAAATGATTAAAGTATCTAATGCAAGCATTACTGGTAAAGGTGGACTTGCCGCACCACAAATCGCTTTAGCTTTATCATCTGTTGCGTTTATCATGAATCCTCTTGCGACTGCTACAACTGCTGCAGGTTATGCTATTATGTCAAAAGCACTACGTAATCCGACAGTTCTTAAAATGATGATGGCAAGTCGAAAACCTAATACTGTAAAACAATTTTTAGAGGGTAAGTTTAAATCTAATGATCCTATAGCTCAAGGTTTTCAAACCATGTTGGCGTTAACTTCTGCAGCAACAGTTAGATCAACACAGATGAGTGTACAGCAAACAGAAGAAGAGGCTAGACCTTTGTTAAATTTACAAAGGCAAAAACTTGAGCCACAAGTTAATAGAGCATTAACTAACGTACAAAATATTAATATACCGAATATCAACCCACCCGCAGGTGTAGGATCTACGGGTGGTGTCAATCCAATATTAGTACCGAATCCCGTAACTAGAGCAACAGTAGGAAGTCAATGAACATAGAACAACTTAGAGAAGAACTTAAAAGAGATGAGGGGTGTGTTTATTCCGTGTACCTCGATCACTTAAATTTACCTACGACAGGTATAGGCCATCTTATTAACGAGTGGGATGAGGAGTATGGTAAGCCAGTTGGCACACCAGTATCAGAAGAACGTGTTAATGAGTTGTTTGATAAGGATATACAAGTAACGATAGATGAGTGCAAAGTATTGTATGATAACTTTGATGATCTACCAGAAGAAGCACAACTAATCATAGCCAATATGATGTTTAATCTTGGACGGCCTCGTTTATCAAAATTTGTGCGTATGCGTGAGAATGTTAATAAAGGTGACTGGAAAGCCGCTGCATCTGAGATGCGTTCCTCCAAGTGGTACGATCAAGTAACCAAACGTGCAGAGCGGTTAATTGATCGCATGGAGAATATATCCACTTAGTGTCTATTTTCATTAAATTTTCTTTGTAAACTCTCCAAATGTTCAGGTCTGACTTTACCCATATTTTCTTTCATTTCTATTAACTGCGCTTGTTTATCGGGCGGACTATTTTTGTCTTTCTTCTTTTGTATCATACCTCTAATACCTAAGACTTGTTTATTTGCCCAGGATGTAGCGCACTTTTGCATACAGAAATGACCAAAGTTCATTTTGTAAAAACCCGTCCACACTTTATATCTATAGTGTCTACGTCCATTCCAATCTGTACAAACGGGTTCGCCTATAACAGTGCCTCTAGTTGGTTGAAACTTATCTGGTCCATCCTTACTATTGACCTCTTTTATTTCTCTTTGCGCAAACCTTTTACAATACCAACATTGCATTTTGTGTGGTTTAATTTGCGGTCCAGTTAGATTTTCTTCGGACATATTATTCACCTCCACGATATTTTAAGGACTTTTCATATTGCACCCAATCATCTTGATTTAAAAAATCATTTACCTGTTTCTTATCACAATCTAATTTATTTTCTACAAATCTCATTAATGGCCAATATTTTGTATTAAAAAAATCATCTCTCTCCTTTTCAGACGTTTCGTATTTTTCTGCACGATCCAAAATATAATTAACAGTTCCTGCTAAAGGCATTTTTAATTTTTGAGAAAGTTCTTTTATAGATCTGTAAACATTTTCATGAACATTAATCTGTTTAAACTTTTTTAATGGTTGTCTTCTTAAGTAAGATGCTAATTCCATTACTGCCAATTGTTTAGCTTCATTAACATCATCTTCTGTTATACCAGCTAAACCATCTGATATTGCATCTCCAGATGATAAGTAATAATAACAATTTGAAGGTTTTAAATAATGTTCTTCTAAATTTTTTAAAGTTTGTGCTTTAGAAGTTTTTGAAGAACTATAATCATTTAAAATGGAATCTAGTTCCCAATCCATCTGTATTAAAGCTTGATTACCCATATTTTCCTCCTTATTAAATATGATATGATATGATATGATATAATACTTTTTTAGAGGATTACAAGTGTTTTATGAAATTTCTCCCCAATCTTTTCCGATTTCCATATCTACTTTGCTTGGGACATTTAACTTAAGACCTTGTTCCATGATCTCTGTAATCTTATTTGCTTGTTCTTGTGAACTTATACTAAAGCAAAGTTCGTCATGCACTGTAAGCAAAGGCACTAAACCTTCGTTGTAACAATCAACCATGGCTTTCTTTGTTTGATCTGCTGCACTGCCTTGTATCAATCTATTCAATGCCTTATACGTAAAAGCTCGTCTAATACCTGGGCCATATTTCTTTTCAGCTTCTTCAAACTTATAGGGTTGATTATAACCAAATGTCTTTGGCTCCCACATATCAAACCTACATGATCTGCCTAAAACAGTTCTAACCCTACCCATCTTTTGTGCACGTGACATGACTTGATCTGCAAGTTGTTTAACAAACGGAACTTTACGATGATAAGTATCTAATAACTCATTTGCCTCTTCTAATTTAATATCAAGAGTGTTGGCAAGTTTTTGTTTGCCCATGCCATACATAATACCAAGATTAACTGTCTTAGCCTCTTTTCTAGATATGTTTGCCATATCTGCAACCATCTGATGAAAGTCAACATCATCTTGTTGATACTGTTCTATAATGTTATCCACAGTAGGATTACCTTTGTTTACGACCCCACAATAATGAACCAATAATCTTGGCTCTTGGCTGCTGTAGTCAAAGCTACCCCACTTCTCGCCTTCTTCGGGTATAAATAGACCTCGAATCATTTTCTTAATTTCTGGATCTCTTGATGGTATTTGCTGAAGATTAGGATTAGACGAACTAAATCTACCCGTCACTGTGCCACCATCATCGTTACGAAGTTGATGCAACTCACAATGTATTCGACCTTTATAACTATGTTTGAGTATACTGTCGATAAATGTATTGTGCGCCTTATCTAATTCACGAAGTCTTAATACCTTAGCTGCTATAGGATGTGGACAATTTTGCAACCAAGCTTTTGTAAAGGATGCTTGTTTGCTCTTATCAGTCTCATCGTAATGAATATTATGATAGTCAAATACCTTAGCTACACTTGTTGCTACCCATGGTTCTACATCTATGTTGGTATCATCTTTTATTTCTTTAAGTATTTGTTTCTTCATCGTGAGTAACTTAGTTTTAGTTTGCTCTGCCTTATCTAAATCTACTCTTACACCTTTACTTCTCATCTCAAACACACAAGGTATAAGACTTGTTTCTAATTCAAATATACTTGATAGCTCTTCTTTATTTATCAGTGGTTCAAAGTGATTCCATAATCTAAGAGTTAAAGCTGCATCTTGTTCTGCATAGGTCCCTACAAATTGTGATGGTAGTTTCCAAAGTTCTTTTTTAGGATCTAATCCAAAATCCTTTGCTGCCGATTTAAGTACCTTTTCATCCTTGCGCTCGCCAAGATAGTCACGACCCAAGGCATTTAATGCAAAACTAAATCTGTTTTCATTAATAAGTGGAGCAGCAATCATCGTATCAATAATCTTGCCCTTTACATCCACATTTGCCCATTTAAGCCATCCCGCATCGTACATTGCATTATGCATAATCTTGGGTATGTTTGGTGTATCCATCTGTTTTCTAAGCCAGGTAAAGACTTTTTCTTCTGGTATATTTCCACCACCTTGGTGCCGAAAGGGATAATATCCCACGAAATCCCCCGCTGCGACAGCTACTCCCACGATAAACCCATCATTACGTGTCCATCCTGGGCCAAGTTCCATTAAGTTTGGATCACATGTTTCTAAGTCAATAGCTATGTATTTAGAATTAGTAAGGTCTGGAAAGGATTGAGGCACTGTCCATTCTTTTTCTAACGTATTCATCTCCATACGTTCTAAAAAACTAATTGTGTTTTTATCTTTCATTACATACCACACATACCATCACACTCATCTAAGAATGATAGTTGCCCTTTCTCTTCCATTGTTTGTAAGTCAGCTTGATCTAATGGCTTTAAGGATCTGTGTACAAATTGCTCACGTCCTTTATCTGTGCCAGTAGTTCTTATCTTTTTATCCACGGCCACCGCATCTTCCCAACCTTTAGGATCGTTGTCTCTTAGATGTCGCCATTCATTATTGTTTTTGTATGGACAAAATGTACAAGCAGATCGTGGTAAATATTTTTCTGGGTAATGTTTAGCAAACCAATTTTGACAATCATATCGTTTCATTCCTAGTTCTAACAGTGGCCATCGATTATATAACCATTTGTCTCTAGATTCTTTTACACGTTGTAGCTCGTCTTGACTTATACCTATCCATTGTTCAAGTATAACTCCTGGTTTAACTTTGTGATTCTTCTTTACTCCAAGTAATTCTCTAAACTTTTTCTGTATTGGTTCAATCTTAAACTGTGTTGTACATTGTCTACGTCCAAAACCATCTTTGACATGAAAAGGCACTACACAATAATCTCTGTTTGTGCCTCTGATGTTTATGCCTTCTGTTATACTTTTACGTAAGTCTCCCGCAGTTGTTTGATATATTGGGTAAGATAGTTGTGTAGATAGCCACTCAAGATGTGTGTAAACCTCATCGGGTTCTGCTTGTGTATCAGCAAATACTGCACAGTCTGGCTTAGGTGTTATCTCTCCTCGTTCTGCCATCAATGCCATGACAGAAGATTGCACACCTGCTCCTAAGCTTATGACCCTCATTGTTGGATTAGGGTGTGGTTTGAAATAACTACTTATCATCTTTCTCTTCTGCTCCAAGTGCGCCATATCCACAGATATCGACCCACGAATCTGTATGACCTGGTGTTTTCACTAAACGTGAAATCTTTAAGGCCAATAAACAAAGATACACCATTCTTACAGAAACTTTAATACCTAATATTGCTGACCACATAGTAGCAACTCTTTCGTGATTTTCATAGGCATCCCCATAATCTCTTGCTCTATCACCCGTAATAAGTTGCCCTGCTTTAGCTAATACGTTCTCTCTTTTCATATCATGTACCTATACTTTCCAAATGAATCTACTATGTGTAAATTATGTTTCGCTCTAGTAACCCCCGTATAAAACACACGATGTTCATCATCTTGATTAGGTGCATTGACTGCAGGATAGCATGACTCAGATAATAATATTACATTGTCATCCTCTCCGCCTTTCATCTGATGTATTGTCGATAGTTTAATACGAGGCTTATCTAGATCCTCTCCCCTTCGTAATATGGCTGCCCTATATGTCTGATCATCTTCTGACATGTTTACAACATCCTCAGATCTCATAGACTTAGGCGCAACCAATCCATGATTAGCCACAAGTTCGTTATACGTTAAACTGCTTTGTGGATCTAAATAATCTAATGTCTTGGCCGATCCTCTCTTGACCACTTGATTCTTACCTTGCTTTGGCACAAACCCATAGAACTGCTTAATCATATCTAAAGCTATAGATTTATCCTTACGTAAATCTTCCCACATTTTTATGAACTGTGTGTATTCATTATTAAATGATACTTGACCAAATCGCTCGTACAAATATCCATTGTCACGTAAATTTGTTTCTATCTTACTAACGATCTTGTTAGTTCTAGCCATGATAGTCCATGACCCTTCGTCTATATCTACATCATACCAATTCATGTGGTAGTCTACCAATCCCTCACGTGTTGTTGGATTCCATTCTTTTTTTTGTCTTACATCAATTCTTTTTACAATCTTATCTGCGATACTATGCACGGACATTGGAACTCTATAGCTTTGATCCAAGATCCTTATATTAGAACATGAGTTCATAAAATTTTTTACATCAACACCATTCCATGCATGTATGGCTTGATCATCATCTCCTGCATACCACACACGTTTGGCGGATTGTTTAAGGACATCAATCATTGACCATTGAAGCTTTGTTAAGTCTTGCGCCTCATCGACTATCAACACATCAATCGATGGCGCAGTTCCTTGATACACAAAGTCTTGTATCATGTCTGTGAAGTCTCGCTTGTCATATTCTTTTTTGTATTCTTTGTATACCTTGTTTACTTTTTTCAAAAAAGAATAGCTAAGTTGATAATCGCCATTGTCATTATATTCATCATCCAAAGACACTTCTCTCATGGCCGCTCTACCAATAAGTTCTAGATACTGATTACCTTTATTAAAAGATTGCAGAAGCACACCATCACTATTAGATCTTGCAGTATTACCATCAAATATAACTCCAAGTTCCTCGCCCAACTTTGTAAAGTCTGCACGAGTCAACATGTTAGAATCATTAAGACCTAGCCAATGATAGCCAGTTGAATGTAGAGTCTTGAACCACGGAACATCTTTGAGTGATAATTTAGTTTGTTCAGATATACGATCTTTAGCCTCTTCTATAGATTTTTTAGAAAAGGACACAAACGCAATCTTATCTGGCGGTGTGCCTCTGCCTAACTCTTCTTTAACTATATCAATCAAAGTATATGTCTTACCACATCCTGGTGGTCCGAATATCAGTTCTTCATCCATTAGACTTTTCTCTTGGTCTTTTCTCTAGCCACTCTTGAACTTCACTTTCTATCCATCTAGATGTTCCGTTCTTTTCGGGTAGACCAAGCATCACGGGTTTAGGGAACATACCCTTTTGTACCCAAAGATATAATGTTGACTTAGATATCTTAAGCCAAGAACATACCTCGGGTCCAGTTAGAAATGTAGTACTCCTATCCATTTGTTTTTCATTAGAATGGGATTTCGTCATCATCTGTCTCCTTATTTACATATAAATCCACTTCAGTAGTTTTAAATTTAGGAACCCACCAAATCCTCAAATTAACCCACTTACCATCATCCATCTTGATTGTTCTTGTGCCATTACATTTTGTATTGTCATTCAAATCTTTCAATCTCTGTTGGATCTGTGGTCTATTAAAGGTAGTAAATCCCCTTTGTTTCAAAAACTCCTGCAGTCCTTTCATGGTAAAATATGTCAAGTCATCTTCTGTCCATGGTTTACCCATGGTCATTTCCTCGGGAGACTTTGCCCGAATACGGCTAGTGCAGTAGGTTTCTACGAGTTCTTTAAATTGACCCGTTAGGGTTAACTCTTCAGAAGCTTCTATTGATGTTGCAGTGGATAACAAGTTATTTACCAAAACTTGCCAATCCCCTGGTTTAAACAACGGAGGCATAAAATCTATTTGTTCTATGCATGCACGTTGAAACTGTATAGGCATTTGTAATTGTTCTGTGGATAGCTCGAGTCTCTTACCATCCACATCAAGAAAGAATAATCTTGGCTCTGATTTTAATATCGTTAGTCCACCAATCTCGGGCAACGTATCATGACCACCTATTCCATACTTTGCTTGTTTACATGCCTTCTTATCACAATGACTCTGCATAGGTTCGTCCCTACACAGATACTCATAATCTTTTTTTTCATGTTGTTGTTGAATTGTTACTATCTCAGATGCGGGTAGTGGTGGTGAGCAATATTTTTGATTCCATGTCTCAAGCATTTGTTTCCAACTTTCTGGAAACTTCTTGATTGCATACTTTCCCGCATGAAACATAACCTTGTTCCTTTGACCCTCTGGAATACCAAGGTTAAAAAATATACGTAAGCACCAAGGCGCATCGTCAAATTCTTTTTTATTATTACCAAGATTAAGTTTAGCTAAATCTTCTAACGTAACTGTTTTCTTTTCTACAAATTCCAGAAATGTCTCAAAATTCATCTCCTTACCTTTTTCATCAACCGCATATCTCAGACTATTATCTGCATCAAAGTATGGAAGGTTAATAAAGTTTCCTACATCTCCTCGATCTATAAGTATCTGATCTTGCTTTGGAAATATCTCACAACTAGAATGGCCAAGTGCTGCTGCCATCTCTCCTAAATAATCTCTTATGTCTACTGCGGGGTAATATTCTTTTAAAAACAAAAACAAATGTGCGCCACCCGATTTACTTCTGCATACAACAAAAGGCAGTTTCATAGTCTTACATTTCTTCGCTATGTCTGCATGATCAATTGGGTACGTGTCTATATCCAAGACACCAAATTTACATTTGTTCTCACTATTAATAGGTATAGAACCAATGCCTCTTGTACCATCCAAGTGATCCCTAACTAAATCTATAGTCAAAGGTTCTTTAACGATGAAACTCTTAGCATCGGTCTTACCATTTTTTCTGACGTTACCAATAGTGGTTTGTCCATGCGCAGTGCTTGATCCCTCAAACACTGCCATGAACTTTTGATGTAGATCCATTAAAAATGGTCATCATCTACTTTAGTTGCCATTGGTTGGTCTACTATATCTTCGGCTCTTGCCTTAGCCTCGCCTTTCATAACAGACTCTCTGAACTTCTTGGCCTCTTCAAATAAGCCTTTGTCCTGGACAAAACCAACTCTGTCAAATGTCCAATTAAAGAACGTTCCTTGATCGTTACTTTCTTCAACGGACTTAAACTTCCACATGGTTGCATATACTGCAGGCACACGTAGTATTCCATTTTTGTCCTTGACTTTTTGCATAGCTATCTGAGTTTTCCATCGTCTGCTAACTTTAAGTTGTGATACTTTCATATCCATAATAGCTAACTGAGGAATGTCCCCATCAAGCACAATACAATAGTGCTGATCAGATTTAACAAGTTCATTACCATTAGATAATATTTCTTTATTACCTTCACGTTTAGCTTGTTTGATAGCTGGATTGTCGGGAGCTATCTCGCCAACAAACCCTCCACCTTGATCTCGTGGTATGAACTCAAGATATTTAGTTTCTTGAAAACAAGGTATTACTGTTACACCTTCTTCTCCATCCCAAAACTGTCCAGTCACAGTATTAAACATATCTCCTTGAGAACATCCGCTGATGAACTTAGGATCTGTCTTTTTTAACTGTGGAGACATTGCTTGTACTAAACGTAGGAATGGTATTTGTAATTCCGATGTATCGTAATCAATGCCATCGCCAGCGGTCTCAAAAATTTCATCTTCTATTGCTGAGGGAAGATTGTCCTCTTTTTTTGTTACTGCTTTGCTCATTATTAACTCCTTTTAATATCGGCAGTTCTTGCTACAAAGGCACCAAATAAATCTAGATCTATTGGTAACCCCTTCTCAACACGTTCCCTAATGAAAGCCTTAAGTGTCATTGAGTGAATGTGTGTCTTCTTTTCGGGATGCATACCACGTTGCTCGAGTTCATACATTATGTCCCCTGCCATGTTATCCTCTCCCTTACCAAATGACATGATGACATCATTCTTAATTATATCATCAAGATCATTTTCTCTTAACCACTGATAAGCCTCATCTCGTCTTGTCGGTGGTATGCTTGCATTAATCAAAGGCTTCAAACTTACACTTAAATTTTCTACATCTAAACGTTGGACACCCATCTCATCCATCATAGCAGGTATCTGTTCTGTAGACATCTTATGCTTTTGAAGTTTTAAGGATTTAAGTTCTTCTTCCTTTTCATTAATATCTATTGTAAGCTGATCCAAGTCTTTAACAAGTGAGGAAAGTGTCTTCATGTCCCCCTTCTGCACTTTATCAAGTGTTGTATCATCAAACATTTCATCAAAAATTTTTTCAGCCATTTAAGTATCTCCTCTTCAGGTTTGGGTTGAAATAAAAAAATTAATGTTTATATTGGAATATATAGGAGTTAAATGATGGATGTCAACCACATAATGAAAACAAAACCATATAATCATCAAATTGATGCATTGAATAAAGCGAAAGACATGAGACTCTTTGGGTTTTTCATGGAAATGGGTACGGGTAAATCTAAAGTACTCATTGATAATATCGCCTGGTTGCGCCACAACAAAAAAATAAATTTTGCATTAATACTAGCTCCGAAAGGTGTTTATCGTAATTGGGTGCAGAAAGAAATACCCACACATTTATCTGATAGTATAGAACATAAATTATTATATTGGCAGTCAAATACAAATAAAATTTATGAAAAAAAACTAAATGAATTTTTTAAAACTACAACCACGGCCATGAGAATATTTGTTATGAACATCGAGGCTTTTTCTAGTCCACGTGGAATCAAGGCAGGTAACTGGATGGCTAAGAAGTTCGGTAGTCGGGGACTCATAGCTATAGATGAGTCAACTACGATTAAGAATCCCAAAGCCAAACGAACCAAGTCATTAATTAAAATAGGTCGAGAGTTTGCTTACAAACGTTTACTTACGGGATCACCCGTGACCAAATCGCCCTTGGATCTATGGTCACAATTTGAGTTTCTCGACCCAGGGATCTTGAATTTTAAAAGTTACTATGCTTTTCTTAATCGTCATGCAAATATACTTAAAAGAAATATTGGATCTCATACCTTTCAGCAAATTGTTGGATACAAAAGATTAGATGAACTGCTTGGTAAAATAGATCCATACATATTTAGAGTATTGAAAGTGGACTGCATAGACTTACCCGATAAAATTTACACAACTCGTTTCATTGAATCTACTGATGAACAAAAGAAGATGTATAGCAAGATACAAAGAGAGGCTATCTTATTGCTTGATGTAGCTTCAACTGTAACTGCGCCCATGGTTATAACACAGATGTTACGATTGCAGCAGATACTATCGGGACATCTCAAAACAGATGAAGGTAACATAATTGAATTTAAAACCAATAGATTAACTGAGTTACTTAATATATGTGATGAAGTGACGGGTAAGGTACTTATTTATTCTAGATTTAGGTACGATATTATCTCGATCAAAAACAAACTTGAGAGTTTATATGGCAAAGATTCTGTGGGCGCATACTTTGGAGATACAACACAAGAAGAAAGAGTTCGGGTCATTGAGGCTTTTGAAGATCCCGACAATCCAATGAGATTCTTTGTGGGTAATCCATCAACTGCTGGATATGGTATAACTTTGAATCAAGCGAATACTGTAGTTTATTATGCAAATGATTTCAATTTAGAAACTAGAATGCAATCTGAAGATCGATGTCATCGTATCGGCCAAACCAACAAAGTAACATACATTGATCTTATTACGGAGAACACAATTGATGAAAAGATTGTAAAAGCTCTCAAAGATAAAATAGACATAGGCGCAAAGGTATTAGGAGAGGAGGCAAGGCAATGGCTAAAGATAGATCCAAAACAGAAAACAATGTTATAGATTTTAACCAGGCTAAACAAAAATTAGAAAATATTAAGTCAACAACAACAGTTCTTGATCAACAAGAAGAAGACGAAGAATATTACTTTGAGATAGAATTTGACAATGATGAGTAAAAAAAGTCTTGATTTAAGAGCCATACAGTAGGGGCAAAGATAGTCCCTAGTATGATTCTACCTCCCATCTGAACTTCATTTGGCCATAAATTGGTTGCCATTTTCTATCTCTGTTTTTACGTGACCACCCTTTACTTGGCTTGGTTTCTCCAACAATCTTCCATCCCGATCCTTTTAAACTAGATCCCGATTCAGATTGTAAAGTGTAAGTAATCATTCTAAGTCCACCCATTTGTTGCCACACTCTCCAAGATCTACCATATAAAAAAGAGCATGTGTTTTTTGGACTATCTTCCTTGGCGCAAACCCTCAAAACTTCCATAGTAAAACCATCATTCATTAAGCGAGCTACGGGATTGCCTATTATTGCAACCCCGACTAACTTGCCCTCGAACCCCGCACCAATTGCAAACCTACAATTTTTCACGGGATCGTTATGTCTGTGAAAGTTAAGTATAAATTCATTAGCTTCTTTTATACTTATTGGTAATGGATGTAATTTCAAGATTTCTTTACTCGAATACAATCATCTAAAATTATTTTTTGATTCTTAGGTAACTCATAAATTCTATACCGAACTAACTTTAATTCACATTGCTGCAAAGATTCAAACTCCCATTTAAACATGTGAGTAAAACATTGTTGTTCAGCTTTTCCATTTATAATCCAAACACTACATATAAGAGCCATTGCTTTAAACATGCCACCAACTCCTATTGCCTTTACCACGAATCTTTTTTATGTCAGCTTCAAATTCCTTGATTGATTCTGTTAGATCCATGACCATATCAAGACCTAACATCACACCACGATATTCGTCATCTGAAATTTTGTCTTTTGTTAATCTTATGTGTTCTTCATATAAACATCTTAAGTGGTTAATCCTTTTTTGTGTAATCGTCATTCATTGCCTCCTTTATTGATAATCCGATTTGCATTGCTATTTGTGGTACAATTGCATTACCTAATCCTCTAAGTCTGTCCACCCTGGAGGGTATCCCATAAGCCACTCGACCCACATTGGGTTCAACGTCCCACCAACTTCTTGCTCGTTCTTGCGCTGATCCGTTTGCACTGCGGTTATTAAATTTACCATGTGATTCTTCTCTTGCAAGTTCTTCTCTGATCGAGGTCCTCGATTCCCGTCCCATGCATTTGGAGTTGGCCACATCCTTGTCTCGGCTACCTTTTGTCCCAATGTCGGTGATCTCGTCCCGTTCTGTACTGATGGTGGGACTACGTTTATCGAGTCCTTGTAGTCCCTCGCTCTCGGTGTCGGCCAAAGTGCCATTGTCTTTTCGTCTACTTGTTCCCGAAGATTGCTCGGCTTGGTTCTGCCCTTGCGATGCCCCTTTTGAAGTTTCTTGGTTGCCTCTTCTGATCTTGGAGGCAAGTGATCCATCGTGTTCGGAGTTGCCCACAATCCAGAGTCGATCACGCTTGTGGGGTGCATTAAGGCTACAAGCTGGTACAACAAACGTTTGTGTGGAGTACCCTTCACTTTCCATGTCGTGTAACACTTGGTCGAGACCCATGGCAATGTGACCATAAACATTCTCGAAAACACACCAAGTCGGGTGTTTCCTTTTGACAATCTCAAACACGAATCTCCAGATGTTTCTCTCATCTTCCTCGCCTCTTCGTTGTCCCGCAACGGAAAATGGCTGGCAAGGATATCCTGATGTGAGGATGTCGTGGTCGGGAATAGTTCGGGTTGATTCGGGTCGGTCATTTACTAACTCCTTTACGTCATTAAAGATTGGGATGTTCGGAAAATTTTTTGCCAGGACTTTCTGACAATACGGGTCTATCTCACAGAAAGCAACGGGTTCTGAAAGTGCTGCCCAACGAAAACCGAGGGAAAATCCCCCGATCCCCGAACAGACATCAAAGTGTCTTAGCACTATACTCCCCTTTGAATCTTAGACCATGCTATATTCAATCGGTCGTAATTAAATGGGACGTTACGACTCTTCATCATTAGCATCGCTTTTTCTATCGTTACTAATGCTTGATGATATGTCATCTTCTCATCGATTCTTGTGAGCTTGTATATACGATCCATGACCCTCGGATCATGGCCACCTACACTCCATTCAATCGGGTCAGTCCAAATACTTTTCTTTTGTTTGTAATCGTAAATTGTTGCAAGTAACCCATCTTCAAATTCTATTAGCCATTGAAATCTTATATCATTATCTTCAGTTGTGATTGGATTTCCGAATAATTCAACTAACTCCTCAAAAGATACATTTTCAAATGACCCAAAAAAATGAGTGCCGACCATTTTGTTTAGCACTACATTTCGATCTAAAGATTGTTGGATTGGAACATAATTATACGATTGTAATTCTATAACTTGATTCATTCATACCTCCATTGTCATTATAAAATATTGATCCATTGCCATTGCAAGTCTTACAGTTCAATAAGTCATTTTGTGTGGGAGTATATCCATGACCCCCACACTCATAACATCGAACTTCGATGTAAGGCTCTTTTCCACTAGGGATCACGAACCTTGCATCTTCAGTTTCAAATATTACTTTCATTGAACTTACCATGATGCTCGATAAGAAACATATCTAGGATTCATATATAAATTTGAATCTTCTAACATCTTAGCACCCTCTTGCAAAAAGGTTTTTGCTTTTTGAAAAATAGAAATAGCTCGTTCTTTTTCTTTCTCATTATAGTAACCATTATCGGTAGAGTTACCAAAGAAAAAACCCGAATGATCTTTTTTCAAATTATTATTTTGGATCGCTAAAATTATCTTATCTAAAGATTCTTCAGATAATTCTATTTCCATACAATTATCAACACCTTTAGCAAAAGTATCAACAATATAACCATGCAAATCTGCATGCTTTCGCCAATATCCAAGATCAATAGTCATTGATTCAATATGATATTTATCATCTAACATCGGTCTTGGGACATCATCAACATAACGAGTATTATAGTGATGACCTACTAAGTACATATCTAAACCCATAATTTACCTCCATTGGTTAGGTTAGTTAGTTTGTCTTATGTAGTATTATATAATATGTAAATGAAAAAGTACAACACTAAAATAAAAAAAGAGCCAAGAAATTAATCCTAGCTCTTTTTCCTAACCAAACTGCATAGTGTATTTGACAATTACATGGAGGTATGCAGATGGTAATCTTTTAAACTTTCAAAAATTATTGGTCAAGTCTTTGCATCATAATTCTGCATCAAAGTGACATTGGCCATGATCCTTAATACAATCATGAATTTGTTGACCAAGACCTAATCTTGCATACCATTGAAGATAACGTAAGACACCTTTTTCAGTATGAGTTTTATTAGTTTTATCTTTTAAAAAGTCTGCCAACATTTCATTATTGTAACTCTCTCGGTTATCAAAAAACTCATCAAGATATTTTTTATATTTGCCAAGACTTTTTTTACATTTTTCAATTCCATGTTTTACTTTTGGTAAATCATCGTCATCATACCAATATTCTAATAAATTAGGTCGTTCGCCCTCGACACCAAAATAGTTAGCATCGTCACTTGGTTGAACTGCAAACCAAAATTTACCATCAATGTCTCCACTATAATGTCTACCCATTTTTATTCTCCTCAGCATGATTGGATTGATGTTCATACCAAGCATCATTTAATTCTCCCATGATATCTTGATCTGACATTGGCCTTACTAAATGAAAATGTGGCATCATCTTTGACACAAAGTCACTTCGGGTTTCGGATTCAAACATAGTCGATAAGGCTTTATCCCAAAACTCAACTTCTTGATCCATCATCATTTGTTTTACTTTGCCCATTATTTACCTCCTTTAAATAAATGTTGTGCATAAAAAGTTCTGATGTCATTAATCTTATTGTAAAGACTAAAAATATATTCATATTCTTTTGTATTACGATCAACTTTGGAGGCTTGATTATCTAACCAAGTTTCCATTTCACCAAGTTTCATGTTCTCTGCTTTCTCAGAACATTTTAATAATAAATTTACTTCATTTATATAAATGTTATGTTCAGACATTTCTCTCTCTCCACTTCTCATATTCATGATCCTCAACACGATTCCAAACCTTAATAAATCTATCAAGCCATTTAATCTGTTTGTTGGAAATTTTTCTTTTACCATTTACACCATCGAACCTTAAATCATCGGCACTTGGTAATGGGGAGATGCCATTGGCATGCCCCCACTTATTATAAATCTCAACTAATTGATCTATTTTACTCATGACGTTACCTCATCAAAAAGTTTCCATGCATCATTAAAAGATAGAAAGTTTAAACATGTATCTTGTGGATGGTTCTTGACCATATGTGCCTTGAACTGAACATCCGTATTGCCTTTTTTATTGTAGGCATAAAGTTCTTTTTTAGATTTATCGATACAGATAAACTTCTTAACCATATCCTTTTTAAGTTTCTTTTGATCAAGATACTCGTAAAGTCTATCGTGACACCAAGAATCAATAGGTTCAAAATCATCGCCACTTTGCTTGACTAAATAATCTTGAAGATCCATCAAATCTTTTATGATAAATGGTTCATGAACATATTGATTGTCACAACCACCACATCCATTATTCGTAACATGAAAAGCTTTCTTTCCATTAATAAAAATATCTGCATTGTAGCAAGGAGTTTCCTCGCTACCACTTGCAAAATATTTTATGTTCTTAAGTTCTAATTTATTTATTTGCATTTTTACCTCCATAGTTTTTTACAAATTCTAATACTTCATTCCAATCATCAGTTAATAATAAATCAGTATGAGCATAACCATAATCCTCATCCCGAATAACTGAATACTTAAAATGTAATTGCTCTAATTTTTTTGTTTCTTCATCACATACAAATATCTGTAAACCTTTATGTGTGAAACTCGGACAAAGGTCATTGACGTAACATATTGATTCCCATTCATGTGGAATGGGGACATCAATCTCGATACTTGGATGAGTGACCTTTGGATCAGTATAATAATTTTCTGAATAATCTCTATTTTGTAAAGTCATAATTTTCTCCATGTAATTAACTTTAATTAATCTTACCATAATACTACATAGGACACAAGCCTTAATATGTTATTGCACTTATAACAGTATTTTGAAAGAAATCACTTTTATAAAAAAAGTTTCAAATCTAGTGTGAGAAGTGTGAGAAACGAGAGGAACACCCTTGTAACGTAAGTATACACTCAAATATTCTCCTTACACTTCTCTTAATATTTCTCACACTTCTCACACTTCAATGTGACGCAATGACGTTTTTGTTTTTTTTGTTTTACAAATCTTTCAAAATTATTCTATAAATAAACTCATGCAGAAAACTATTGTTAAAATTGAAAAAAATCATAATAGACTTTTGACCAACAGACAGAAAACCTTTGCAGAGCTATATGTCGAGGGCATTTATACAAATAAAGAATGTGCTATCCGTAGTGGATATAATGAAAGTTCTGCTAAAACTCATGCATCTAGAATGCTTAATGCAAAAGAATATCCTCATGTTGTTGAATACATTGAAGAGTTAAGACAACTTCGAGAAAGAAAATATGGTGTCACATTAATGGGTCAATTAAAAAGGTTTCATGAATTAAGTCATGGAGCAGAAAATAAGGGACAATATAGTTCGGCAGTTAATGCTGAAAAAATTAGAAGTGCATTAGGTGGTTTGACTACTGACCGAAGAGAAAATGTTCATTCATTAGATAATTTGACACGAGATGAAATTGTCTCAAGATTAGCTGATTTACAAAAACAATACCCTCAAGTATTTATCGAGGGAGATTTCAAAAAAGTTACAGATGACAACCGAAAAGAATCTTTGGCTAAGAGTTAAAAAAAATCTACCACATGATTGTTATGCCACACGAATAGAAAATCGTATGGGTGGAGGTGTACCCGATGTCCATGTTATATGGAATGGACTCGCTTTTTGGATCGAACTTAAGATAACCAAAGATAACAAAATAAGGTTATCTTCAAATCAGATCGCTTGGAATACCAAGCATTCGCTCAATTTTGGGTTATCCTACATCTTGGTTCAACGGGTCGGGGAGGGTAGCCTATTTTTATTTCGGGGCGATGATGCTCGGGAATTGGCTACTAATGGACTAAATACAGAGCCTATAATCAAGGTTTCGGGATCGGGATTCGGGGACATTTTCGGGGTAATTCGGGAGTCGGGGATCAAGCATCTAGAAACAGTAATAAAGAAACATAAATGAGGCGACTAGGTTCTTGGATCTAGAATGTTGGATATAAAAAAAGAGGCTCGAGGCCTCTTCATTAATGTGTTTTAAATATTATTGATTGTGTTTTTTGATTCCAACATAAACCGCACGTCCCGCAATTGTCGGTTTTATCCTCTTGTACTGGACAAAGTATTGATTCACCTTTTATAGGTTTTACTACGTCATAAGAATTTGCTGAAAATTTATTTTTTAAATCATTACTAAATCTTATATGTGAGTTTTC